ATCAAAATATAGGGAGTTCCCCCATTCCATAAACATAGTATAACCTATTCTACAATATAGACTATCAATAAGACTAAATTGTTTTTCATTATTAGCTCTAATAGTTACAGAAGCTTCTCTTAATGAACCCATGTTTTTGGATTTAATATTAAAAGAAGTTAAACCTGGCATAGCACTCAAACCAAAACTAGTTCTACCAAACCCATAAGCTGAGTTATTTAGGAGGGAATCAGATGTAGCTAAACCTGAACGATAATAAGGGTTAGAGTATGAACCTGAGGAATTTACTTCAAAATAAGCAGTACCACCAAATAATACTAAACTATTAGCTAGCTGATTACCATAATATTCTTTTGGTAAACCTAGTTGTTTAATTCTCTTTTCACCATCATTATGAATTATAGTTTGGTCAACTATAGTACGGGTTGAGTTCCCTGAAGCAATGTCTGAATATGTGATTTCCTGAGTTTGGGTAGATACCCCTTGTACCTCGTCTGAAAATGATGTGTCACGATTTTTTAGTGGGGTAGTCTTATAGGTTGTTGTTTCAGAATTTTCAATATTAACTGAAGATGCTAATGCTAGATAAGCGGATTTACCATTTTCCCAAACAATCTCTTCTTGACTTTTTTGAATATTACCTAAACGTGTTTGTCTTTGAGATACTTGCTCGTCTACGTAAGGTTTAAAAGGTCCTCCTAGTAAATTAGTACCTTCGAAATTACTATCTGCCATAACTTATTCATTTATATTTAAAGCATTTAACACAAAAGCTAAATTATTGGGGATTCTAATTTGTACTCCTGATGGGGGATACATAGAACCAATATATTCTGGGTTTGCTGATGAGATTACCCACCAAAAACTAGGATTATTATAATACTGGTTAGCTAATAAATCATATCTGTCTTCGTCAGTAGTAATAACATATAAGTCATTGTTACTACGTGGGATTTCAACGTATCGATTAGCAGCGTAATAACGTCTGCCTTCTCGGTTTCTTTGAATTAATGTATTACTGTATCTTCCCATAATTACCCTCTATCTAAAAGTTCTAATCTTGTAACTTCTGAGTCAAAATCATCTAAAGGATTAATAAAATTAAATTGTCCATCAAATTCATCTTCTAACTCGTCCTCTATCCCCAGTTGTTCTGAAGTTGAAAATCCTAAATCTGGTAATGGTTCCTGAGAATTTGGTATTACTGTTGCATTGGGAACTCCTAAACCATATAAACTTTGGCTTATGTTTGTACTATTGGCTAATTGTATAAACTTTTGTTTTATTTGCTCTTTACCAAATATACCATTAGGATTTGTTGTATCAAAAGGTGAACCTATTGTTTGTGGTAAGAATGTTTGAATTGGTTTGAATTGAACACTAACATTAATAATATGGGTTAATTCTTTTACTGCTGGGTCTCTATAGTCAATACCACCTTCAGGTGTTATAGAAGAATTAGTTGAGGGAATGCCTATTTCCCATGGGGATTCACTAGGCATTGTATAGCTTAACGATGTAATTACTCCAGGTTGTTCAAAGAAATAACCACCAATGGTTAATTGATGAATATTACCTCTCATAAACCCGTTTGTGCTAAAATTAGGGGCTAATGTTGATTGGAGATAATTTAATTTTTGGTACATTATAGATAACTCAGGTTTTGATTGAGCTACTACTTGGAAACCAAAACTTACATCTCTACTAAATCCTTCATAATTAAAAAATTCTTCACCTCTACCCAAATATTTAAAGCTACTCCAATTAGCTCCCATGTTATCTGTTATAGCTCCATCAAAAAAAGCAGGGAAGTGAACAAATGTTTTTTTATTGGGAGTATCTGGGTTTATTACTGCAAATCTAAATTTAACAAAATCATTTTTAACCGTATTATCTGTAACATTTTTAGCATTATACATATACAATGCATTAATTTTGTTTACTACATTTGGCCTATTAGTAGTAGGGTCTTTTGCTCCTGAAGAGTAGTTTGATCTATTAAGAGCAGGGTTACCTGGGTTACCAGCGTTTACTCGGGTTTCAAAGTTTTTAGTAGTATAATTAGGAGCATTAGTTAAAGTACCATTGTTTACAGCTTGGATATATTGTAAAGTGCCAATTGTTTTAGGGGTTACCGCTTTTCTAAAATCCCTTACTTTGTTAGTTGTTCTAAAAGAATTATTACCTAGGGTAGACAATTCTCTACTAGTAAGAGTACCTCCCCCTCTACCAAAAAATGCTGAAGGGTTGCCTGTAAATTGGGGGTTGTTAATACCAGTTCTAGTGCCATCTTTAGCAAAATTAATAATAGTATTAACAGAAGCGACATCTGTACCAGCATTAGGTCCCCCTAAATAAGTAAATAAAGGACCGAAGGTTTGTTTTTTTATAAATTTATTATTTAAACTTAAAAGTCTTGAATTATTAATTAATAAGGGGTTTGATCTATTAACTAAATTGACGTATTGAGGTCTAGTGAAAAAAGCATTATTTCCTTCTGTTTCTAATCCTTGTTTATTAGGGTGACCTCCAATAAGATTCCCTGTAGGACCTGCTGCTAGTAATGCAGATAATGGAGTATATATTCCATCATTTAATCTTGCTCTATTAAGTGTTCTTACTAAAGTTGAATACCCAGCAAAGATATTTACCCCAGTCATTGATAACAAATTTTGTTTAGCAATGAATTGTATACCATTTGGGGTTTTAAGATCTGTAAACATTTTACCTAACCTTAAAACATCTGTAGTAGCGTCTACAAAGGCACTTGCCCCACCTCTAAGGATAAAATCACTACCATTTCCTATAGTAAAACGATTAGGTGTAGGAGCTAAAAAATCAGCTCCTATTGGTGTTGTTATATAGGGTTGATTACTCCAAGCACCATTTGGCCTATCACCGGGGACATCCGGTGAACCAAATCTTAATGATCTGAGGTCGGTTTTTAAGTCTACTAAAGGCATTTAATTATCCTGGGAAATTATCTGTATACTTAGCAGGAGTTAAACCGTCTAAATCCAATGTTGAGGGTTGTGGTTTTTTCTGCATATTTGGATTGCCATTGATCGAGTATTGATCATGCAGTGGTGATAAATCACTTGCACCCGGCATATTAGCAGGAGTAGCTCCATTAAATGAAGTTAAGTTTGAACCGTTGTTTTGTAATTTATTTAATAATCCCATAATATTGTGTTTTGTTATAAATATTAAATTTTATAGTTTACTATAGCTTAATGACTCAGCATACCCAACTTTCGATGAATCCATGTAAACATTTGAGTCTTTCTTTGCTATTTGTTCTAGTATGGATAACATTTTACCATCACCCCCACCACCTTTACCTACATTAGGTGAAGCCATTAAACTATCACCTGCTGTTGTAACTGCCATCGCTCCATATGAATCAGTAATTGTAAATGGACCATTTGAAGATGGTGCTATACCATCTTGTACGGATTGTGCTTTTTGAGTAGCTGCATACAAACCTGCAATACCGGCTCCCGCTAAAGCAAAACCCAAAACTGGGTTCATTTTAAATGTAGAAGAGAAAATGTTACCTACTGCTGTAATCAGAGATTGAATGGCTAGGGCTGATTGGTAGGCTATTAAACCCCCCATTACGGCTGATATTGCTATTAAACCAGTTTTTGAGGATGAAATAAATCCTACTAGAGCAGCAAAATTATCAATAATAGGTGAAAATAGGGTTCCTATATCACCAATAACACCCTTAACTTTAGCTAATGATGCTTCAAATTTTTGTGAGGCTGACATCGCTAACATAGATTGGTATGCTGTTTCACCATACGCTTCTGTAAATCCTTCTGCCCCTAAATTTATTAATTCCTGCTGGTAAACCATGTTTGCCATTTCTTCACGAGACATGCCTAATGCTGCAGCAGCAGCTTCTTGTTGGATCCTATTACCTGTAGCAAAAGCTTCAGTAATTGCAGCGTTTTCTCCTATTTCTTTTTCTAAACCTACTAAATCATTGCTTAATGCTAATTGTCTGGCTTTATCAAGGCTTATTTCCTTACCAGTTAACATCTGGAATTTTAGTTCATTTTCAATAGATGATTCAAAATCTAATAATGAACCTGCTATAGCATCAACTTGTGCTAAACTTAAACCTAATGCTCTTGCTTCAGTAGCTGCCTCAGCTAGTATTTCAGGTGACATACCTAATGACACTACTATGGCTTTAGACGCGGTTGCTACGTCGTTTAACACTGCTTTAGCACTAATAGCGACGCCGTTTTGTTGATTGAGAGCCGACACAGTAGCCACGGTATTTTCCAACACCCCTTCTGTATCCGTACTTTGTGTTCTTGCTAAAAGGGCTAATTGTGATGCTTCTGCTGTTCCTAAACCTAATTGTTTAGTTAAAGCTGTCATTGTAACTAATGTATCACCTCCAAAGTCAGAAACTATCCCAGTTTGTTCTGCTAAATCTGTAAATGCTTTATTAAGGAGTACTGAGGTTACATATAATTTATCTGAAGTAGCGTTTGTTATTGCTAGGCTATTTTGTAAGTCATAAGCCGCTTCATAACTAATTCCTAAGTTTTTCTGTAGATTGTTTATATTATCACTACCTGCTAAAGCTGCTTTAGCTAAGGCTATCACAGCAGTTTCACTTGCTAAGGATAATTTTTGAGTAGTATTTAAATTACCATTTAATAATTCAGCAGCTAATCCGGATTTATCTAAACTTAAAAGATATTCTTTAGCAGTTTTAGCTATGTTTCCTAAAATACCTCTTCCGACTATTTGGGCCGTATTTTGTTTTTCTAAGCCGTCAATAATGTCTTCACCTCTAGTTTTAACTTCAGCAAGTTCATTAAGTAATTTTCCCTTTAATTCAATCTCATTTTTACCTAAAAGATTAATTCGAGTTTGTATTACTGCTTCAGCAGCAGCTTGTTTTTCTCTTTCTTTTGCTAGTTCTTTAGTTATGTTTTGACCTTTATTTAGTTTTGCTTGAAGTGATAGTTGTGTATCAAAACTTGTAGTCATTTTTTTAAGACCACTTACAATGTCTCTTCCATAGCTTTTAGCTATCTTTTGACCAATATCATCTAATCCTTGAGCTTCATCAATAGCATCAGCAATAGCCTCTTGGATTTTAGCTCCAATATTTACAATAGCATCAATAACTCCTTCTAATTCTTCACGAGTTTCTTTTGCTGCTATTTTTGATTTATTTAATTCGTCTGATGCTGCCATAATCTATGTAATATGGTGATAAATATTAACTATAGTTAGTTTTATTAGGGATATTTGGGGAAGTAATTTTACCATCTTCTCCCACCATAGTCTTAACATTAGAATTATTTTGTTTTGAATCCTTTATAGCTTTAGATTGTTTATCGTAATGTTCTTTAATTTTATGGTATGTAAACTTTCTTAACCAAATGGGCATATCATAGACTTCTTGCCAACGATATCCCCCTTGACCATAAAAACAGATTTCGTGAATTTGGGTTAAAAAAGTAACTCGATAATCTTTAGCTGAGGTCGACGTCAGGCCAAAAAAAGTTAATCCCAATTGGGAGATTGATGGATTTTGTTGAAGAGGAGGGAAAAAAAGTTAAGTCAACGTCTGGTTGGACTTTACCAATATATTCTCTAAATGCCCTAGCGTCTCGAGCTAGGAAGGCTTGATCAATAAATTCTCGAATCATCTTAATTTCACGATCTCCATTAATAGAAGTAATCATATATTTTAAGCGAGTAGTTAACTCTGGGGATTCGTCTTTTTTTAATTTTTTTAATCCTTCTAATTCTCTATTAATTTTAACTTCATCACCATGAGTTAAAAATTTAAAGGTAATATCGTTATCTGAAGTTGGGAGTTTAAAAGAAAATTCATTTTGGCCTTTAATATATAAAGATTCATCTAAAGATTTATTGTCAATTTCAGATAAATCAACAGTTTCTTCTATACCTTTGTACTGGAATTTATATTCAGCTCCATATCCTAAAATACGAGCAGCAATCATTACAGCATTTTTATCACCAATAACTAAATCATTATAATCAAACTTAGTTATAATTAATGATTTTAATAGTTTATCTAATACAGTACCATTAGAGATATAGTTTTGATTAGTAAGGATATCTTCTTCCTTAGCAGTCATATACTTAATTTCAATAGTACCGTTTGATAGTGGGTGTCCTTCAGGATATAATAGACCTTTTGAAGGTAATTCGATTGTTTCTGTTGGTAAGTTAAAACTCATATCTTATTTTATAACGTTTATCGTGTATACATATGAATATAAAAAAGAGCCTGACCGAAGCCAAGCTCTATTTATAAAAATATTGATTTTCTTTTAGAAGTTTAAGATACAGTAATCTGGTTGTACTTCCATTGTTAAGTTAATAGCTTGATTTTCAGTATCCCAACCATACTCACCAAAACCTGCTGATGTAATCATAGCACCTTTGATAATCCATTCTGATACTACGTCACCTACTGGACCTAATACATTAAATGTTAAATCTTTCTTGTAGAAATCAGAGTAACCATCTCTACCAGTAACTGATTCGTGGTGTAGTCTTACCCACTCCATCACTGATTGAGCTCCTGAGGGGGTGATTGGATCAAATAACGTGAATGTAATTGGTCCCCAGGTTGATTTACCTTTAACAAAACGTTGAACGTTAATGTGGTTTAAAGCCACTGTACCTTGACTTAAAGTTACAGCACTTACAGCTTTTACGGTGTAAGCGGGGAAACCATCAATATACATGATGAACCTATTTGCTTGTTTTGGTTCAAACGCTGTAAAGAAAATTTCATTTGGATCTAATACTGCCATTGTTATTTATTTTATTCTATTATAAATATTCGTTATCTAAACTCTTACGCTGGGAAAGTTGCTCCCGTAGGTAATACGTTAAAGTCTAGGTAAATGAATTCTGCTGTTCTAGTAGGTTGTAAATAAATAGCACCTACTAATTGGTTTCTATCGATTACATCTGGGGTATTATTGCTATCATCCATTACTACTTTAAATGCATATAAACCTTGTCTTTGTTGAACTGTTTCCAAATATGGGTTTACTGCTGCTAAGAAGTTATTTCTTGTTGCTGCTGTATTTTGTTCAAATACTAAAGTTTGACCAATTTGACCAATATAAGATTTAAGAGCAATTAATAATCTTCTAACATTTACTCTATCTAAAGCACTTGCTTGACGTTGTAGTGTTTTCTGACCATATACTACTGTTCCTGTTCCAGGGAATGAAGCTATTGGGTTAACATTTGCTTCGTATAAAGTATCTCTATTTGCTTGAGACAACTTTCTTTCCGGGCGAATTACGTTGGTTAATCCCCCTCTGTTGATACCCGCTGGGGCAAACCATGGCTCGCTTACATTGTCGTTAAATGCGTAAACTCCCCCGATCATTGTTGACGCTGGGATCCAAACATTTTTACCGGAATCAGGTTCGAATGTCTGTAACCAAGGCCAGTATACAGCTGCGTATGAAGTATTCCTAGCATTAGCTTGACCTGTTGTAGTAGCAATGGTTGAACCATATAGTACAGGATCTAAAATATAAAGGCTATCTCCTCTACCTTGAGTATTATTAATTGCTGTTGTTGTTTGAGAAGCGTGAACTTTGTCTATCAAACCTGGGGTAAGTAGTGCATTGAATCTATAATCATCTTGATTAGATAATAGACTTAACATATTATTATAATCAGTACTAACCAAACCCTGAGTTACAGCTGAAGCACCAGTACCTGCTTTTTCGTAGTAATTACCACCTCCAGCTATAGTAGCATTAATGAGACTACCTACACCTGCTTGGAAAGCACCACCTATAGAACCTGACCCTAATGCTGGGATAGAACCTGTAAATTGCTCTTGAGCATTTCCAGCATTATCTAAATAATTTGGGGTTGGTTGATTTACTTTTTTAACTCTTACGTATCTAGAACCGTTTGCATATGAACCTGATACTTCTAAGTAATTTTCAGCTTCGTTGTAATTAAATTTAGTATCACCAATTACAGCTGAAATGAAATTTGGTTGATTTGGATCTAAAGATAAGTTATTAAATTGTTCTAAGACAACTGGGTTGTTTGTTGTATCATTTCCTCTTCTAATTACTAATGAAAAAGTTCCTGATGCTTCATTACGACCCACTACTTGCCATCTAACATTATCGGATGAACCTGAAACTAATGAGCCAGATACCATTGAACCTGTATTGTTCCAAATTTCACCTTTATCAATGGCTTCTAATTCAAATGAAGAACTCGCAAATGGATTACCATCAACAATTGAAGAAGTTGCATACGCCCAAGAGCTTGAACCTGATACTACTCTACTTACTAGTAAAGTATTACCTCCGTTATTGAAATAATTATAAGCAGCAATAGAAGTAAAGTAACTAAATACTTCACTACCGCTGTCAAAAGTAGTTCCAAATCTGTTTTGATAATCACTGTATGATGTAACAATTGTAGGTATTTCTACTGGACCTTTAACTGCAGGACCTACGATTGCAGCACCTACTTGTACGGGTTGTTGAGTAATAAATGACTGGTCATTCTCTCTTGCTAATACACCGGGTGATATTAAAGTTTCTGCCATTGTGTTGTAATTATTATTTTGTTATAAATATTCAAGAGAGAATCAAAAATTAATTCGATTTCGTGAATTCTCCTGTTTCTATGTTAATAGATCCGTCTCCATATTTTTGTTGAAGATCTTCTCCTAATTTATTCCCTTTTTTATTAATGTCCTTAATAGCATTTTTTAAATCTTCTTTTTGTGAATTAAGAGATAAAATTTGATATTCAATTTGGCCTAATTGGGATACAATTTCTTGTTCCTTTTGTTGGATGTCCTTAATAATTTGAATTTCTTCTTGGTTTAACGAAACTTTTTCCATGATTATAAATATTATATTATTTCTTACTATTTAAAATTTGTTTAACTTGTTTGAAAACTTGGTGTGGTGTTATTGATTTTTGACATATGTGTTGTTTGTCTGTTCCTTTCCAAATAGGACACCAATCCCAATCCCCAGCATCAAATTTAAAATTTGGATTAACCCAACAAGAATTACAAACACTTTCCTCACGTATACGAGTAACTTTAGTTTGGAATTCGTGTTCTTTAGAGGTAAAACCATTCATCATTACTGTTTTTTTACCTAATCCCCAATTAAACCAAGATAACCCTGAGCTTAAACCTATAAATAAATCAGCATTAAGTAAATAATTAGCTAGAATATCAAAAGGTTTATTATAAACATTAATTGTACCTGGGATATTGATTGGATTTTTAGTTAAAGTTATTACTGTATACCCTTGTTGATTTAATAATTTAGCTAAAACGTTCCAATTTTGTCTAGGCCACTCTTTACATCCCGCTGTTGATTCGGGTCCTATAACTACGTATTTAAACTTAATTGGGGTTGCCTTTTTATTAAATACTAACCCATGATTTAATTCTTTAAATTCTAAACCTAAAATGTCGGTGGCAGTTTGTTGTAGTGGGTGTAAATTAACTTGGTTAGGGTGTTTATTAAAATCTTTCCAAAAACCTTCATCATCTTTAAACCATCCAATTCTATACATAGCGTGGCAAGGTTCGAAATCCCCAGGAGTAATAAATTTAATGTCTTTATAGGCATCAACGCCCTCAAACCATGAGTTATGGTGGGTAGATAAAAGGACTTGACAATTATGTTTTTTAGCAAATTCAACAGCATATGGGGTCCATGCTATAGTATCCCCTATTGAATTTGAATCTAAACCTATTAGAACCTTTTTATCTTTTAAACTAAATTTATCTACTATCTCTCCATTAACTTTTATAATCCAAGGAATATAATATTTTTTATTACACGTGGTCCACATTCCATTAGTGATTTTATCACTAAATACTACTTCATTAGTATCCCCGTTAATAAATTCTATTGTGTATTCTTTATGGTTGTCCCCTAAAATTTCTACTTTAGGACCTTCTAAATACGAAACATTAATAGTATTAGGTTTAATAAAAGGGGCTACATAATTATCCATAAATTCTTTAATAGTATTACTACCAATTTGAGCTACATTTTTCCAATTAAAATCACGATGAATCAACTTTGCTTCTTCTATAGCACGTTTTTTATGGTCTGTATAATTTTCAAATGCATCACGCATTACAAAAGCTAAGTTTTCAAAATCAGGTTCTGGATAATTGCCTGGGAGGTTGCTCATTGTATAGCGACCATAATCATTAACATTTGCTGGTTTTTCTCCTGCTATTTTTACAGGTAAACCCTTCCCGGAGGCAAATTGCATTTGGGCAGAACCTGCAGAATATATAGATGGTGTTCCACAAGCCATAGCTTCAATTAAAGGTAGATTCCACCCTTCACTACGAGCACAAGATAAAAATACATGACCATTTTTTAGGTAAGTAATGTAGTCTTTTCTAGATGGAAAATGTTTAATTTTAATGCGTTCGTCTGTAAAACTATAATGTTCTAATCTTTCTTCAGTTGTTTCAAAACCATCCATATCTTTACCCCACATATTATCAATAGAGACAATAAGATCAACAGGATCTTTAGGTGTAAATTCCTTTAAGAAAGTTTCAATGATTTCTTTTGTGGATTTTCTATAATCCCAACGACCAAATAAAATAAATTTAAATCTTCCATCTACATAGTCTAATGTAGTTTGAGGGTCTTCTGGGTAGAATGTTTCTGTGTCTACTCCTTCTGGGACCACTTTTACTTTATCAGGATCAGCACCTTGTTCAATGGTACAATCAGCTTGCCACTGGGAAGGGACCCAAATTTGATCAAATTCTAGTAGTTTATTAAAAAATCCTTCAGGTTGTCTAGTAGATTCCCAAACATTATAAGCAATTTTAGGACCTTTATAATTGTGAAAAAAATAATGATGGTTAGTTTCCATTAAAATTAAATTTACATTATGGTCGAAATTTTCCCCATTATTGGGGTATATTTCACCATCAACCATATCACCATCTGGGGTGTAGTATGTTTGTTGGTGGAGAATATTTTTATCTGTATCAAGAAGGTAGGGTTCCCCATTATGAGGTTCTTCATTCATACCTTGCCAACTACTGCCTACGGTAAAATTACGAAATTTTAATGGGTGGTGGGTTGATAAACCTCTAAAGAAATCACGGGTATGGTTGTTATAACCTGTTGTTCCTATATAAGGACCATGCCCAAAAATTTTTGGTTCTTTCATTTATTATCTCATTATATGACATCCACAATCTACACCTCGAGAACCATCAAATCCATGGTGCATAGGTTTGAGTGGGAGGTTTTTATTGTTTATATGTTGTAAAATTAAAGTTTCATTAATGAATATATCATTATTTCCATCTCGGTATTCCGAATTGTAAAATATATTAAATAACATTTCAGAAAACACGTTACAATAATCTTTCATTAAATGGGGTGGACCTATTGCTAATTGGTCATTCATTTGCCAGTCCATATTCCAATGGGGAGCATATTCCCAAAAATTAATACGTTCTCTATCTAATTTAGATATATCAGTTAATAAATCACAATTATTAGCTACGTAATGAGTAAATAATAAATCATAACGTGTTTTGAATATTAAATCATATTCTATACCTGATGATTCACACAAGTCCCATACTCGTTGGGTTGACATCCACATCCCCATTTGGGAATTTAGTCGTTGGTTATTAGGGCCTTTTAAACCCGAAGCATCAAATTGAATTGAAGGTTCGAATATGTAATCTTTTGGTTGATACCAATCTAATAAATTTTGATACAAATTATCAGTTACATCATAGGTTTTTTGGACTTTACCTTCATTAAAAAAGTCGTATTTTTTAAATTGAGTATCCTTCCAAGCATGTAGGTATACATCAATATCATACTTATCTAAAAACCATTTTTTTAGTTCTTGATAACCTTCTCTATGCCTACGTGGTTGGCCACTAATTAGTAATGCTATTTTCATCGTAAAATATGAGCTGTAAAATGTTCTGTTAAACTCTCTACGTAATTTATGTTAATATCATTTTTTATTAAATGGTATTTTAATAGACTTTCAGGACATAATTTATCTGGGTTATCTGAAACTACTGTTTCTAACCATTTAGGGTATTCCTCGTCCATGTATATGTAATTTAACATATAAGAGAAACAATTTGAATAAGTATTTATTATGTCCATAGAACCAACCGCAAATAAATCATCTACTTCAGATAGTCTAGTTGCAAATCCGTTAATTATATGATATTGAAATACATTTATACTATTTAGGTCTAATTTAGTAATATCTTGTAGAAATAAACATTCAGGTGAAATGTAATTAGTAAAAGCTAAGTCAAATCGAGTTCTAATAACTATGTCATATTGTTTGCCTGAATCCTGGAGTATTTTGTTACATGCATATACAGAATAATAACCGCTTAAAATGTTATGTAGTTTAAATCCTAAATGACCTTCAATTTTAGTATTATCAAAAGGAATTGGTCTTTGAAAAAAACTTTGTTCGGGTTGGTATAATTTTAAAATGTTATTATAGTCATCTTCGGTAAACTGATATTCAACGGGGGTAGAGAACTTATGTCCTCCACCCATTGTTGAATTAATATCTTTCCAAGTATGAAGGTAAATATCACAATCATACTTATCTAAAAAGTGTTTTTTTAGTTCTTGGTAGCCCTGTTCGTAATTACGGGGTTGTCCACTAATACAAACTGCTACTTTCATTATCTAAAATGACCTCCCCCTAACCAAAGGACAAATGATTTTCTTGTACCTTCTGTTACAGGTGTAACACGATGCATTAGATAAGAAGGGAAAATTACTACATTACCTTTACCACGTGGTGCAGTGTAAGGAGATTGACCACCAGGCCAAATCTGTAAATCACCACCTTTATATTCATCTGAATCAGAGAGTTGTACTGTAACTGAGATTTTACGAAATTTCATAGACCCCTCAGTACCAATATCCATATGCCAGTCGTAATGGCCTTTATTCGTGCCATAATATTCAGTATACTGGATATTTTCTGGCATATTATGGATATCAAAATGGAACATTTCATCGTTAGCAGTTTTAGTTAACATGCCTATTTTGTCGTAAATCCATTTAGTTTCTTCACTAAATGGAACCCATTTAATCATAGAATTACGTGATTCTAAACCTTCACCATCAGCTTGATTACCTGTTTCAGTTACACCGGCTTGGGATGGGATTTCTTGTACTTGTTGTTCGAGGGTTTTTAGTTCTTCTGTTGTAAAACCTTCCTCAAACCAATAATAGTTACTTTGATTAACATATTTGTCAAAGTCTAGTGGAAATGAATAAAGTGTGTTCATGTTTTTATTTATTTGCTGTGAATGATACTAAAATATAACGTGTTCCTGTTTCTACGGGACGACCTCCGTGTAGGTGTGTAATACTTCCTGGGTGGGCCATTGCATACCCAGTTTTACGTGGTTGGACTGTAGTTTTGTATTTTGGTAGGAATGTACCCCCACCTTTAAATTCATTATTTAATCTTACGTTTAATGTAATAGCAGAGCTATCGTGGTGCAAGTCTAAACTACCTTGATTATTAGTATCATATTTAGCTATAAAATTTTCACTATTTAAAGTATTCCAACTTTCACCTTGTAAATCCCAAAACCATATCCAAATAGGGTAAACAAATTGTTCTAATACTTTTTGATAAATAGGTTGTAATCCTAAACTTTCCATTGTTTGGTCGGTAGTAGGGTAGAAAGTATGTCTATCTGTTACCCATTCTTTATCTTCTGCTAAACTTATAACTTCATTACAAAATTTATCCGTAAATAATGGGAATTCAATTACATTAGGGGCAATTTCATCTACCATTAATTTATATTGACCTTTTAATAGAAAGGGGTTGATATAATCTTTACACCATTGTTCCCAATTATCATCATTTTTTATCCCAAATCGGGTGAAACTAATTTTTATTGGGGGTGGTTTTAGTTCTTCTGAGGTATAAAAAGTTAATCCTGGGCTAAATCTTTGTTCAAAATTATTAACTTTAGGTGCTGCCGCTTTTAAAAGTGTTTTTCCTTTATATTCACCTAGAATGTCTTGGCGGTGTGTCATACCAAATGTAATAGAAAGGAATTCATCTATTCCAAACATTTCATTTTTATATTGCTCTATATACTCTTCTACTAAAATTTGAATCCCCCGTTTAGATAAAATATATGCTTGAGAATTATATGAATAATCAGGTTGAAACCATCCTTCTAACCCTTCTATTGGGTGTTCTAAATCTTGTTTTAAAGCATTTCTTCCTAAATAAATTAAATCGTATCCTCTATTTAATAATTCTTCAACTTGGGACCAATCTACTGGGTGCTCCTCATGGAAATCTTCTTCTAAAATAAGGGTAGTTTCAAAACCTTCGCGATAAGCGTCAACCCAAGCATCAACGTGAGATAAACTACATCCTAATTCTCCTTCAGTTACATCTCGGTTCCACCATTTATTATCACCATCTTTTTTCCATTTAGGATGTTTTTTAACTCCAAATTTATCCCAATCTTCTTGGGACATTTGGCGAGCATCAAACCCAGGTTTAATCCAATATGGGGTTATTGAGGGTAAGTGTAAATTTTTACATTTTTCTCTAATCTCGGGTGTCTCGTTTAGAGCTAAAACATAGAATTTATCTAATTTCATACTTGTATTTGTTAATAATGGAGTCCAGTGGTTATTTACTCTGGATTTCCAATTACATTGGTTTAAATATTTGTTTACTTCTACCCAATCTAGGAACTCGTCCTTATTTAGGGTATTAAAATTATTTAATGTTTCCTTTAATCCTCCCCATTCCCAAGTAATAGGTTGAACTCTATGACCTAACATTTCTAAAGCAGTAATACAAAAGGTTTCCTCATATGATGAAGGGTAATACCAATAAGTACTTTGGGCCATTAGTTTATACAGCTCATGTTGAGGTAATGTACCAAGGAATTCTACGTTATCCAAGTTATCTACTAAATCTCTGTAATAAAGGTTGAAATACTCTAAACCATATTGAGGAGTAGAAATTTTTAGTTGGGCATTGGGGTTTTCAAGTAAAATATCGTTCCACTCTGTTAATATTTGCCCTAAACCTCGTTCAGCATGTGAAGTATAAATGTATTGATTTGGGTTTTTATCTCCTACCTGGAATTTAGATATATCTGCTCCATTACCTATAACTTGGATTTTATTTTTGGTTTCTGGGAATTGTTCTATAAATCTATTTTTATGCCACTCTGTTAAGCAAATTATAGATTTTAGTTTAGAATCTAATAAAAGTTCACGATGGT